TGAGGTAGCATGATCTGAAACCTCAAGCTGTAGCCCTGTAATTTCAAATGTCGCATCATTTGTTGTGTACCATGTTGAGGTGTTATCTGGCTGTTGAGTCGATAAGTTATATGTAGCCCATTGGTTTAAAGTAACACTAGAAGCTGTATAATCTGTTCCAAAAAAAGGCATAAAACTAATATATAACCCTGCACCATTATCATTATTAAAAGTTAAATTAGAATTTCCAGAGATTGTCTTTGTTATTTTTGTCCAAGTATCGGCTGACAAAGAACCAGTTTCAAAAGGGTAATTATATCCAGTACCATCTATTGTTCGAAGACTACCATAAAAATTTTGTGCAACACTTGATTTAACCCAAAAAGATAAAGTTACATTACTTGAACTAGACAGATAATTCCAACCACTATTTGCTATATCTTGTGCTTCTAAAATTGTTCTGATAATTAGATAATCAGCCGCACCGGCACCACTTGTTTGGTTTCCGTTTGTTAATCTAAATGCTTTTCTAAAGCCTAAAGTGTAAGGTGTAGTTCCAGAAGCAACATCAACTTGTGCTTGTGTGGGTGCTTCATCAACTCCTCCTGAAGATATTAGAAATCTATCTACAGTTTGATAACTTGAAGATGTAGATGACGTCCCCCGTTGGGCTATTCTCATATCTCCGTTAATTGTGAGTCGTCTGTTACTTAGGTTATTAGTAATATTAGCAGTACAAGTTCCATCAGTATTGTTTATTGTTAAGGCGGCTGTTGAAGCGGCAACACCTTTTATCGAATTTACCTTAATCTCTGACATAATTAACTAGGTTTTGGATTGTCGGTTTTTACTTTCTTAATTGCAATATACCATTCTCCTGTTTTTGCGTCTGCACCAAACTTACCAGAATCTACATCACGAAATAATTGATCTAATTGCTCCCCAACATCTGCATAAGTAACACTTCCAGAATATTTTCTTTTAGATTTATATTCTACCTTTGCAACTTCTGTTGCTCTGGCAGTATGAACAGCTTGTTCTTCAGAAGTTAAGGTTTCTTCTGTTTTTTCTTCTGTCTGTGTGTTAATTACAATTCTTTTCATTTTATAAGTCCTCCATTTTTACATATCTCATATAACCACCATCAAAAGCACCGCCGCCATCCCAATCAAACTTAACTCTATCAAGTTGACCTGACAATTCTTTATTACCATGAATAAATTTAAAATAAGGGGAACCACCTGAATCTAAGTAAAAAAATTGCATATACCACCAATTTTGATACATATTCATAAAATACATTCTTCCTGTCATTAACCCTGCCGCATTAGCATTACCTTCAGTTTTCCATAAGCTAGCACTAGGGTCGTGATGATTACCTCCAGAGCCAGCATATCCTGTCGCGGTTTGATAACCAGAAGTTTCATAACCACCGCTATCTCCTATCGTTGTTTGAAATTCTTGATTTGCGGCTTGACTAACATTTAAAAAATCAATAGCAAAGTCTGTCGTAGCCGCTATGCTCGTAAATGCTATTTCTGTTCCACTACTTGTTGTAACCCAAGACCCATAAGTTACTTTTCTTGTGCCAATACTTGAACTTGAAGTCAGTAAAGTACCATCAGCAAGATCAGGTAAAGTTATAACTCTGTTATTACTAGACGATGATGGTGCTTGTAAGCTGATAGACCCACCCCCTGAAGCCGCATTTAATTTAATCTTTGCTGTCATAATTAACTTTGATTTACTCCAGATGCTATTTCAAAAATTGTAAAGGCTAAACTTACCCTTACCCTAAAATCACCACTACTAGTATTTTCGCTAAATGCCTGCAACGTATAAGTTATATTGGAATTATCAGAAATATTGGGATCTTCTAAAAATTGACATATAGATTTAGCATCTGCTCCACCACTTGCTTCTAAACCTACTCTTTGGTCACTATTAGGAACATCAGTTGTATGTTGTCCAGAACATCTAATTTTAGTTTTAACATTATTACCATCTGAATCATCTTGTTCAAATTGACCGCTTAAAAGAATATAAATTTTATTATTTGCTCCGTCTTGTGGAGTATAAGTTATTGTTAGGTTTGTATCAGTAAAACTTGATGAATTTATATTTTGTGCGGCAGTAGCAGTTTTATGTTTAAAACCTACTAAACCTACAGCTATTCCAGAAACACCACTATTTGTAATCGACATTCTTTCAACACCACCAGTTGAAAACTTAATAGTGTCAGCGGCGGGAAAACTTATACCTGTGTTTGTATCATCCCCAACGATAGATGGCGCCGCTACGCTTCCCGCGACTCCTTTTAAACCAGTTGTTCCAGAAAGTTCTAAGCTCATAATTACAAGATAACAAGTAAACTACCAGAAGGCACGGTCACGGTAACGCCGCTGTTAATAACAGGGCTAACCGTGTGCGCATTCTTTCCAGAAGTGATCGAATACGATGTCGTGACATTTGTGTCCGACTCGAAGAACACCTCATCGCCGCCCGCGCCGGTCGCTCCCGCCCCGCCGCCTACAGCGGCAAAAGCTGAACCATTATATATTTCTGCACTTCCTAAAGTACTGTTAAATCTAAGCTCTCCTGTTGCAGGGGAACCGGGTCTTTGTGCTGTAGTTCCGACAGGTATTTTTAAGGCTGTTGTGTAATTATGAACAACGGCTCCCGTAAATGTCGCGCCTGCAAGCTTGGCAAGGCCAAGATTAGGCAATGTTACATCCCCGATTTCTATATATCCGTTATTGCTTGCGTTTCTTAATTTTAATAAATTTGACGTTGTATTTACAGATGGTTGAAATGCAACTTGCGTTCCGCTTGGGTCACTAGAACCGCTGTTAAGAGATTGAATTGCGGCAAAAATATTATTAATGTCGGCTCTTACGTTGGCGCCTGTATCATTATCAACTGTATAATTTGCAACTTGCGCCATTTACAAAAAAACTTTCTTTTACTATAGCTCAATTATGCGGCTTTACCAAAGCCTGTTGCTTGATATGTGAAATTTCTTGAAATTGAAGCATTTGACGAATTTTTAAAATGAACAGTAAATCCTGTTCCAGTTATATTACTAAGTTCAAAGAAATCGCCTGAAGCCATATTTGAAGCCTGAATCCCGACCGATGGCGGGTTGCTATTAACACCGCCCAAGCTAGAAGTTCCCGAAAAGAATGCTTTATTGAATGTAACATTTGTCGCACCGCTTGATGTTAAAACGCCATTTGTTGCTGATGAATTTTCAAGACTTGTTTCTGTTCTTCTATCAAAAGAAGCTGTAAATCCAAGTTGTGAGACTTTTATATCTTGCGCGGGGTCGTTACTTGTAAGATTTGCTCTGAATTGAAATCCTCGGCCTTTATAAACTCCATTTGAAAAATTTTGAAAACCTGAATATGTAGGCGAACCAGAAGGGTCTGTTTGCGTTGTCCGAACTGTTAATTCTGCGTTTGCATCATATGCAAGGCTTCCATCCCAATCCGTCCAAGTATCGACATTTGCGGTTCTACTATTTATCAAATCATTTGGATAAAATGCTTCGGTCAAGAAATGACGGCGCAATTGAACACTAAACACGCCACCGAGATCAAGAGTTGACGCGAAATCGTAAGTTCCAGAACTTACAATTCCGCCAAAATCATCAAGACTTGCAACTAAATCAAAATCTGTTATGTCGTCAAATTGACCACCACCGACAAGGTTCAGGCTATTTGTTGTTGCATCAAAAGCTGTATTTGTTTTTGTTCCTTGAAATTTCGGGTTGTCCTGATCTTCGCGTCTTGCAAGAACAACAAGTTTTGGTTGTGTTTCTGGTAAATCAATAACAATTGATGTTTCGCCTGCCGAAAAATTTCCCGTATCGTCTTGCGCCTTAAGAATATATTCGCCTTCAAGAAGCGGCACATCCGCGGTATTCGTGTTACCCGCGAGTGCTTTTACAAGGTCAATTGCATTTGTAAAAGTTCCATTTCCGTTTGTAAGCGTGGAATGTCTAACGTAAACTTTTCCGCCTTTTATAACGTCAATATCTGTCGGTGTATTCCATTTCAAGCGAATCATTGTATCGCTTATAGGTTCATAAGTTAGACCAGTAATATCTGAAGGAACAGCCGTTTTTCCAACAGCATCATATGTTGCATCAGCTGATGTGGCGCTGACCTCTAAAGCGGGATTAAATGAAAATACTTGAATTTCATATTTACCTTTTTCTGTATTAACAATTTCAAAATCTGGCCTCGATACCCTTTGACTAACAAAATTACCATTTTCAAAACGATAATTAACTTGATAATTTGTCACGCCAAGAACTGGTTTCCAACTAATAAATATTTTTGAAACCGCTTGATTATTTAGTTCAACAACTCTTTCTTCAATATTTAAAGCTGATGGCGGGTCTTTTAATTGATTTAATAATGAAACTGTTCTTGTCGGTAAAGTTGCGCCGTCTTCAATAAATGGGTATTTATCATCTTGATAAGACAAAGCTGTAATCGCATAATTTAAGCCGTCCTGTTCTTCAACATTAATAACTCTAAATTTTTGAGATTGAACTGTATCATTATTTAGCATCCATACTGTATTAACGTTTGGCGTTTGACTAAATGCAGAAGAAACAGTTACAACGCCGTTTGATATTGAACTAACAGGTTTTGCTTCGACAGTACCATCTGGCAAAATAACGCTAAATATTGGATTATTTTCTGTTGATAGGTCTGTTGCGGCTGTATCATCAACTGTCATCTGTGTTGTTGATGTAACGGCAGAAAGACGGCCTGATCTTCTTATACCCGCACGAACAGGGTCATTGATCTCGATAACGCTTCCCGGTCTGCAAATTGCACCGCTATCAATAGAAGTGTTGAATGTCACAATTTCGCTTTCAAAATTTTCCGCGAAAAGAATTGCTTTTCCAAGTCTGGCCGCTTGACCCCGTGATGTGCAGGCAAATGCTTTCACTTGCTTAACAATTGTGCCAATCTTAGAGATCAAATTGCTGTCTTCTACAACCTCAAAATCTATATCCTGAGAATCCATGTTGTAGTAACTAACAGAAACAACGCTGTGTCTTGTTTTTAGAGAACTTCCTGAATAGCTAAAACCGCCTTCATTTACGTTTGCAAGACTAAAAAGATATGAACTGTCTTTTGGGCTATCTTGAGCCAACTGAATCGAACCTTGCGACCAAATAGGAATCGCCCGCATCACACCTGATAATTCATTTATCAAGTCAAATGCGGAATTGGAATTTTGAATATTTACGTTACATGAGAAGCGAGCCTCCTGTCCGCCAAGTCCATCATCAACAAGAGTATTTGCAAATTTTGATGCGGTCACAAAGGAATATAAATCCAAAGAAGAATCTGTTATATGATCGCCAAAACCAAAGCGCGTATCTGTAAGCAATGCAAGTAACACCATACTTGGACAGTTGCAATAGGTTGCGGCGCTCATAGTGCCATTGAAGACATATCCTGTCGGGTAAACAATACGACCTGTCTGAAGATCAACAGTTGGCGTTCCAGAGCCATTTGCTCCCGCCCCCGGTATCCTTATCTTGCAACCCCTGATGCGGTATTTTCGGCGGGGAATCGAACTAAACTGTTCGCTGTCTATTCTTAAATTAACAAAAGCTGTATTTGGATATGTTTGTTTATCGTCAATAATTTCTGAAAAACTTGTCCATTGAAAAGAATTTATAAGACTTGAACTTGTGCTGTCAGCGGTTATGCGAACAACACGAATATCAACAGGAAAAGCGCCTGTCAATGTAATACGATAATCTTTTTGATATGCGTCAGCGGAACGACCTGTAATCGTATCATCGACAAGAACAGAAAAACCGCCGCCGTTGTATTGAATTTGTACTTGTAAATTTACAGAAGAACCAAGCAAATCGCCCTGATCTGTTGCTTTTTGTATCTGCGGAAAAGTAACAGAAACTTTTACAGCATCAACATCTGTATTTGTGATTTGTCTTGTTACTGGCGCAGAAGTTGTAACAGTTACGCCGACACTTGTTACAGATTGACTTTCTTCGATACCGGGGATGTGTGTCTGGTTTGCTGTTCCAAATCGCGGCGTGAACCCAACATTTTGAAAATTAAAATCTGTAGTAACAGGACTTGAAAAATTTGCTGTTGATTGTAAAACTGGCGTATCGTTTAAAAAGACATCGGAAAGAAAAGCGTTGTTGTATGCCGTAGTTCCTTTTGTCAATCCAAGTTTGCTTGCTGTTGCGCTTCCCTCTTGTTCGCCTTCTCCTAACACATCCGTAAATGATGCAAATTGCCTACTGTGTAACGTGTCGGGAACTCTTGTCGGTTGTGGAGGCGATGGGGGTGTCGGTGGGCCGCCTGCTCCTCTAATTACTTTCTTATCGGTCATGCTCTTACTTGTTCTGTGTCAACGCCCGCGCTGACGACTATACTTCCGACAAAAACCTCCCCGAAAACAATATTGATCGGCGTTCCACTTCGGCTAGTATTTTGCGTTCCTGAAAAATTAAAAGACAAACGCGGGTCTTCAGGGCTTGAAAAGTCTTGCGATTTTGGTTGTGGTGTCATCATTCCAGAAACACCTGACAACATCAAACCCGCACCCATTAGGCCAAGCGCCGCCGAACCATAAGCCCCCGCCGCATATAAACCAGTTGAACCAATCAGACCACCACCACCAAGCAAACCCGCACCACTACCACCTGCAAATAAAGTTGAGCTACCAAAAGAAACAAAAGACAAACCAATTAAAGCCGCACCCCCTAAAATTTTTCCAAAGTTACCACCTGAACCCGCAATAATAGGAACGATATGTATATCTTCGAGGCCGCTTGGATAATGCAATTCCTTTTCATCAATTTCATAATCGCCGACTAAAACTTTATAATTTTGTTTTGCCATGTGACTTTCTACTTCTGGAAAGTTACAAATCAAAAACCTTATTGCTTCAGCGGGATTTTTACAAACGGCATCAAATTCTTTATGACCGACAAAATCGGCAAGTTTTGAATATAACTTAATTTTACGCAACATAACGCAACCTTTTACCTGTGCATTTTTGAAGCCATTGGTTATATGGTTCCTTACAAGATAGTCTATCTGTTAAATGGTGTAAAACATCCCCATCTAAAAAAATCGCCACATGATTCAAACCATTTGCCAAAATCGACATAAATAATAAATCGCCATTTTTTAAATTTTCGTCACTTTTTAATTCTCTAAAACCTGTAGCTTCTGCGCATCTTTCAAACATCGGGTCATTTATAAATTCTTCAGGCGTTGTTGGTCTTTCCCAATCTCTTAGTTCTATATTTAATTTTTCTTTGTAATATCTGCGAACAAGTGACCAACAATCAGAAACACCCCAAACCCAAGGCTGACCGATTAAATCTGGTTTATATCCACAAGGCTCATAATATCCCCATGTTTCCGTTTTAGGGTTAACAATATACCACGGAAGATTGCTTTCTTCGCAACTTATCTTGTCGGCTTCTGAAGCAACAGCGGGTGTTACAGGATGACTATGAACTATTGCTGTAATATCTCCTGTATTATCTGCCCTTACATAATCTTCAGGGTCAATAATAAAGCATTGATGCGCTGTCATTGATAAATTACGACAGGGAAAATATTCTTCTTTTCCGCGAATATTTAACAAAAGCCCGCAACATTCTTTCGGGTCTTCCTGTTTTGCGTGTTCTAATGCTTTTTCTTTCCAAATCATTGATTAAAAGTTCCAATACTTGGAAAAATCTTTCTAGTTGCCTGACGTTTGGGCGCTCTTACTCCAACAAGATCAAAAACGGCGGCAAGTTCAAAAGTTACAACATCGCGATTTTCTGCTGACTTTCTATCAATTACATATTGTTCAAGCGGAAATTCTGCGGTTGGGTCTGGGGTTCCCAACGGGTTAGTCTGGGAACCTGAAGTTGTTGTTGTCGTCTGTGTTGTTGTGTTTGGATTATTCATCGTGATTGTATTTCCCATCGCGTTCCCGTGAATCGTGCAATAATATCTCAAATCTGACGGTGCATCTGGATAAGGCGGTTGAAAAGTAACTGTCGCGCCTGAATAACCGGGGCTATAACCTGAAGCTGAAACTCCTGTTGTATAAGAACCGCCGCTGTCTGATTTAAAACGTAAAGGATGGCCTTGATTGCTTGAATCTTCTTGATTAAATATATAAGTAGACCCGCGCTTCATTGTTATAACAGGATTATTTACACCATTTAAAAGAAATATATTTATACCACCCACATTTGCAACTGTAACTGTATAAGTAACAGTTTCGGCATCTGCGGGGTCAGCAATAGTTGTTGTTGTTGAAGATGTTGTTGTTTCTACTGGAAAATTCACAGCGTCAAGAAATCTTGCAAGTGTTCTTTTGCGCTGAACAACAGCGCCAGTAAGATCATTTCCGTTAAAGTGTTGATTCACATTCAACAAAAGGGCTGAAACAAAACCGAAAGCGTTACTGATTGTTAGGGTTGGGCGTGGAATCTGGCCGCGTTGATATGCAAAACCTGTAGCTTCAACAGGAAATCTTAAATAAGAATTACCCTGCCAAACGATTTCGCCGTTTGCGTTCAAAGATGTTCCCGCATGAAATCTGTAAGTCTGAGCGCTACCGTGTTGTGCAACATTTGTTGTAAGTACAAATAATTCAATAACAGCGCTTGGATTTGCTTTCTGTAAATCGCTAATTATTGGGGCTGTACTCATGCTTCAAACACCTCCCTGAATGTTGCATCAATTACAGCTCTATTATTGTATGGGATAGATTTTGACCACCTTTCGCAAACAAACTTCTGTGATGATGTTTCGCCGGGTGCTGTAAAATCAAAACTTTCTGTTCCGCCACGGGCATCAAGAAAGGTTTCTATTTCGTCAGATTGCGTTTCTGTGACATTGAAAGATAAATTATAAACTTTTGGATTTTGATGTTGAGCCAATCCAAAAACTATGCGATGTTCAAACCCGTCCTGAAATCTAATTGTCCGCACTCTTGGGGCGCTTCTTTTACTAAAGCCTGTATAAGTTGGGGAAATGCTTGGAAAAGTTGCCATTATGCTAATAAACCTCCCGGACGTTTTTGTTTAATTAGTTCAGTTTGAATTGCTGTTGCAAGTTGACGTCCAAGCGCTTGAGATTGGCCTGTATCGCCTTCAACCGCCGTTTCGCTTGCATCAACAGTAACACTTATATTATTAATAGTATCGCCACCGCCACCAATCATATTGTTAGGAATTACTGTGCCGCTTCGTTTTGGCGTGAATATCTCCGGCCCTTTTTCCCCGACTAAATAACTACGTCCTGCGGATGCCGAACCACCATTTGCAAGCCCCGGTAAATTTGCAAACAATCCGATACCTGTACTTTTTAATAAAGTATTGACTCCAAGTCTTAACAAGTCATTAGCAAGATTATTAATTATTGACCTAGCCGCTTCGCCAAGCGTTCTTGTTCCATTTATAGCATCAACCAAAGCATCAGAAATACCTGTTGCAATATCATCGCCTATTTTTCTAAAAGCATCGTTTAATTTTTTTGCTTCTTCTGCATTTTTTTTAATTTGTTCTCCTTTAAGTTTGTGCTGTAAATTTTGTTCCTGTAAAAGTTTCAGTTCTTCTAGTTGTTTCCCTTCAAATTTTTCTTCTAGTTCTGCAATAGCCAGTTCATGTTCTTTTCTTATCCTTGCTTCCTCTGATAATTCTTTTGAAATAATATTATTTTTTTGCAAAGAAGCATTTGAATCTGTCAAATTTTTCTTTATCATTTCAAATTCTTTGCTTAAGTCTCTAAGTTTTGCATCTTCAAGACTAAGTTTTAATTTTTCAACATTTTCATTTGCTTCTTCAATTTCTCTTTTTATTCTTAATTTTTGTGTTCTACCCGCATGACCACCCTGCGATACTTCTTCAAGTGCTTTTTGTAAATCTTTAACTTTTTGTTCAGTTTCTTCAATATTTCTAGTTATTTCAGCCGCGCTTCCTTGTTCTAAAAGATCATTAAATTGTTTTTGTTCTGCATTTGCTTTCATCAAAGCGGCGGCAACAAACCCAAGTCCAATGACCAAAAGACCGATTCCAGTTTTTGCAATGGCAATTTTAAATGCAGTAGCGGCGGCGGTAGCTGTAGCAAATCCCGCTGAAGTTGCCGCAAGTGTAGCTTTATAAGCAACAAGGCTTCCAAGTGATACTCTTGACGCAACAGTAATTCCGATAAATCCCGCTTTCAATGCCGTTATTTGTGCCGCTACAATAGGAACAACAACTGAAATTCCTTTTATAGCCGCCGCAATTCCAATAAATGTAAATGTAACTGTTCCCGCTTCACTATCAACAAAACTAACAACTCCTTCAATTAATGCTGTCAAACCTTTAGTTGCTTTAATAACTACAGGTAATAATTTATCGCCAAGTGTTAATTGAAGTTCAAGGACAGCGTTGTTAAATGATTTAAATACTTCTGCGGGCGAAGCGTCCATGATCGCACCAATTTTGTCTGCACCTTCATCCGCTGATTTTGCTAAAGCTCTCAAAATGATGTCAGATTTGAGCAATCCTTTTGACGCAAAATCTTTTAATTTACCTGAAGCAATGCCAGTTTCGTCTGATATGGCTTTTAATAGTTGCGGAACCTGTTCTGCGATACTTCTAAATTCATCCCCTTGTAGACGCCCAGAACCTAAACCCTGTGCTAGTTGAGTAAACGCCGCGCTTGCCTCTGTTGCATTTAATCCCGCTAATTTTGCAATAGTATTAAAACCAATGAAAGTTGTTTCAATATCTTTTAAAGAAATTCCAAGAGGTCTTAATCTTGCAAAAATATCTGTTACGCCTTTTGTTGCTTCAACTATTGATAAATTAAATCTATCTTGCGCCTTTCTTACTAATTCTTGCGCCCCTGCAAATTCGCCAAATTCTGACGTTAGAACTTTCATTCTAAGCTGTAAAGCCTGAAAATCTGAAGCTGTTGTTACAGCCTGTCTTGCAACAGCGGTAAAGGCAACACCCGCAAATGCGGCCTTAAGTTTCCCTAAATTATTCTGTAACCCTGTCGATTGCGCCTGTACGCCTTTTAATGCTCTTGTGGCCTGCGAAGCATCAACTGTAAGTTTTACATTAGCCTGTGCCACAAATCA